TCACCTGCTCTTAATATTGCCGAGGGATCAATCCTCATCAATCCCGCTTGTACTGTGTCTCCTATTGCCATGATATTAAAATAGTTTGTAGCCTCCTGAAATCATAGTGTTACCACCACCACCTCGATATGTGCTAATTCCTTGTCCAAAGTTTTGATTTTGTTGTACTCCTTGTCCTAGCTAACCGCCTCCTGTCATGGCTGCAGCCCCGATACTACCTACAGCTTTCATAAGACCACTCGCCATTCCTGCGGCCGCTTGCTCGCGAGCCGCATAGGTAGTAGCATTGTAATTAGCCCGATTAGCCAACTCTTGCATACCAATATTCACACCTGCATCAGGATTGATTCGAGTCACCTGTTCCTGTGGCATTCCAAACAAAGCCGCCCTTGCTCCATATCCCTGTTGAGTAAAATTACCTCCACCTCTTGCCAACATCAATGGATCTACTGAAGTTGCGCGATTCATTGCACTTGCCATACCTCCTAAGCCTTGTGCCTGTTGTAAAGCTTCATTACGAAGTTCTCTGAGATAGTCCTCACGACTCATTGCTTCAGCAACAAGTCCAATATTATCGAAATCTCTACCACGTGCCACAAGTCCTTCCCTTGCGGATTGAGTTGCTCGTCTACGCATCTCAGGTGATAAGTCTTGTATCTGCGCCCTTTCAGCGGCTTGCTGTGCTAATAAATTTATATCTTGTAATCTTTGCTGTTGCAATGGATCAGATGCACGAACTGCTTCCGTCATGTCAGCACCAAAGCGATTTATTAAGGATATATCAGTACCTACCTGACGCTCTGCCATTTTACCGCCAAACTCCTGTGCACGCATAGCTTCTTGTTCCGCAAGCTGTGCCATCGGATCAGCGGCTCTTTGTGCAAGGCTTAACTGTAAGTCCTGATATTGCGGATCGTATGTTTGACGAGTCTGTAAGAGTTGACCCTGTAAAGCGGGGTCTGCCATAGCGGATACATAATCGCGAGCAGATTTTCCGACATCTAGTTTAGGCAAGGGAGGTGGTTTCTTTCCTCCTCCAAAGAGCTTATTTAAAAAGAACGATGGAACGCCCGAACTGTTTACAGGTTCTCCCGCCCCTCCGGCATCTTTAAGCATCTTTGCTTCTGCTGAATTGATGTAGGCGAGGGCTTCGCCTTCGGGAGCTTGCTCGTTCAGCAGTCTAGCGGCTTCCGCTAATGGATCGTTTTTCGATGTCTTCATATTAAGTCTTGATTATGTAATTCAAAATGATTGTTGGTTGCACATTGTTGTGGGCAGAAGATGCGTTTTGAGCCGCAACATCATTTGTCTCATTAGTTGACTCCGTCACTCCATCCCCTTCATCTCCATACGCCCAACTACCTACTGTAGTACCTGCATTATTACTATCATCAACAGTATGTTTATGAGCAGGCATTCCCGATTCGGCAGAAGTTAAAAGGTGTTCTTCTTCACCTAATGTTCCACCCAACTGATCAGCCTGTGCATTAGTTAAAGTGTTAGCAGATGTCCCTCCCATGTCATCCTGACCTGCAATTACTCGACCTCGAAGATCAGGAACTCTAAAGTGAGAAGCAGTTTCACTACCTGTATTATATGTGCTTTGTATTACACTAAATAAATTAGAATATGTGCCTGTTTCGCTATATTCACTGCCATCACAGAATAACCAATCACTATTAGGAAGAGTAGTACCTGCAAATGGCATGACTGTACCTGTGGGCATGAGTGACGATATCGCTGAGGGAGCAAGCTTCGCAGATGTAACTGCCTGATCCTTTATGTGATTTGTAGTGACTGCACGATTGGCATCGTTGGTCGCATCCTGAAGTAGTTCGTTACTACCGATACCATTCGCCTTAACTTTCAGCTTACCATCCCCACCATTCACACCATAGGTGGCGTTGTTTACGATAATAGTTGCACCATCAGCCGGGTCACTGAATGTCGCCAAGTCAGCGATATCCATTAGCTTTTGAGAGGTGACCTGATCACCCGATGAAAAAGTTTGTCCTGTTTGTAAGATTGCCATTGTTATTTCTCCTATTGCACGGAAGTGGTTGATCGATCTGAAAGCCTAGCATCTACCCGTGTTGAACGAACATAGGGTCTACCATTGGTTGGCTGAAAGTCTGCCTGTATACCAAAGCCTCTTTTATTAACTCGTAGTCGAACAGATGTATCTTCTGCCGTATCTAATTCATTACCGAGTAGTGATGATAAAGTGTTTGTCTCACTAACTGAGTCAGGGTCTTCTGCGATAAACTGTATGTTTCCATTCGATGGATTTACATCGCTTGATTTTAATTGTAATTCTGCCCGACTGAATGTCTTACGATCTAGGGAGTCCGCATCGTATTGGCGTGTAGTCAGTTGGCTAATCACTTTGTGACCCGGTTCGTTGGAAAGTTCCTGACCGACTTGTTCTAAGACAAAATCATTACCCTCAATCGCATCTACCTTATGAACTCCACCTTCCTCAGTAGTTAAGTAAAGAGCATTCTGTGAACCTTCACGAGCAACTAATAAATCGCGTATTGCAAAATCTTCAGAGTCTACAGTGTCAATGCTTTCAAAGCCTTGGTTGATGAAGTTATAAACCAAAATAGTATTCAGCTTATTACCATCACCTATGCCTACGCTTGAGTTTAATGGAAGTGCTAACCAATAGCGGTTATTAAAATAAACGCCTACTGACAGGTGGGCAAAGTCCTGATTGATGCGGTCAATAAAAGGCTGTATTGTTTCTGAGATCGGTGTGCCTGTACCTCGCAAGTTATACTCATCGATAAAGTCCACACTGTATATCCCTTGGTCAGATAGAAATAAAATTTGATTAGCCACCTGAACAATAGATTTACGGGCAGATGATCCGACCTCGTCTGTGACCATTGTAGTTTTTACATCGGCAAGAGATCCACTCACACCTGTCATCAGATGAATGGATTTACGATTGAATACGACTACCGAATCCTGTGTGAAACCTTTAATCCCTACTATAAAATCGCTCTTACCTGATGATATACGAAATTGATTTCCGATCTCGTCAAATGTATCCGAGTCTAAGATATCCGAGGCTACTAGCTCGTCCCTAATTGCTCGATCTGTTGGGGCGGTTGCTGATGTATATTGATACGGAACCCATAACCTACGCTGATGAAATTCGCCAAAGGGAGCCGCAGGTTGATGAATAAATCCTTTGCCTAAAGCGAGTGGCCTACTGACTGTTAAGGAATGATTTGAATCATCTTTAACTCCAATATTAAAAGTAAACTGATTTGCAGTAGGAACGCTTGTGACCACCACTTCACTTCCAATAAAACTATCATATATCGCAGACTGTGAAGTGTGGATTGTAAGTCTATCTCCGACTGTAAGTCCATGTGATGAAACATCCATAGTCACGACACCACTGACGGATGCCGAACTACTATCTGTCAGATAAACAGGTGCTGTATATGCACCATTCGCCACCTTGGCGAAGTCCTCAAAGTATTCCACCTGTGCGCCACTGACATTAAATTCTTTCGTCTGCGACTGAGTCATGGTGACTGTCAACTGCGTGGAGGATGGAACAGTTGCCACTTGATAACAGTCGTTTGGATTGTATTCCCAATTTCCCAATCGTGTGAGCGTGACAAAGTCACCGACTAATCGCCCATGATTGGACTCAGTGGTAATTGTTATTGTCTGCCCCGACTGAGTTGCTTCCGAAATCTGAACTCGGTTTAGAACAGGACTCGCGGATAGGGTGGTCTTGCGAGTTCTAAATATAAACATCTTATCAAAGCCCTGAGTTATTCCACATGGTGCATCCACAGTTTCACCGCCTTGCACATACCGACACTTATATAGCTTTGCATCTTTGAGCCTAATGATTATGCAAAGATTATTCGATGCTGAGAAAATAAAGTCATCATTCTCCGAGGTAGCATCACTAAATACTGCTGATCCATAAACTGCATTTACTGCATCATCGTTGAGGGTAAAGTTTTCTGTCGTGGATGCGACTGATGTGTCTCCGACATTAGGACTCTTAACAGTGAAAGTAACATCTGCCCCTGTGTCGGCAAAAGTTATTGTTTTGGCAGATGTGTTAATTGCTGTGATTGTATGACTACCATTTATTGATGCATCAATGTCATCCACATGAACTGTCCCTCCGACCACAAACTCTGAAGCAGGCGTGTGCTGTAGGGTAAGAGTTACCACATTACTTAACCTAGATGCCGCAGTGACCACATAGTTGATAGTCGTTGTGATGGAATTACCCATTGAGGCGACTGATGTTCTGCCAACAGGATTATACGAAATCCAAGGCTGATCCATGTCAGACCAATCAATATCTATATCGCCCCAACGCTGTGATGAGCCTACTGTTGTAAATACCTCATTAGTACCTGAAGAGGCATAGGTGATTGTGCGTGTATTGAAGTTTACCGAGGCTAAAGCAAATGTGCCATTCGGATCATTTCCTGTGAAATTTAACCCATCAATCGTGATATTGTCACCAACGATGAAAGACAGGCTAGGGGTTTCGTCCAAGACTACGGTGACTATACCACTACCTGTGTCATTTGACCGAGATGCGGATAA